CGCTAAGTTTGATAATATAGACATTTATGACTGGGATTTCTGGAATGAAGACTATACCTGGAACGGCGTATTGGTCTTCTCTTCATCTACATATTTTGGGGTAAACCCAGCAGACATTTATAAAACTTATACTGGAACAAATAAGATAATTATTGATGACGATACCCCATTAAAGATTAATAACTATGAATACACAAACTATCAGAACATTGGATGGCAAAACAGGGTTGTTTCTGCTGTATAATATGGTATACTGGTGGTTATGGAAGACAAATTTGCAGAAGCACTTGGTAAAGCAAAGCTAACATTAGTTGAGCAAACAGGGTATGCCTGGGGAGTTTATGTCTGGAAAAAAGCTAACGGTAAATGGTTTACTGACGGCAGCGGAAATATTCTAAACATTCCAGCAAACAAAGGTGATGAAAACCAAATAGCCAAGCTAAAACAGGCAGCAGCCTATCACGGAGAGCCAAACGGTTCTCCAGTATTCTTTCCTGGCTCAGCTCGAATCAGCGATGAAGAATATAGCGAACAGATTGATCGCATGAAACAGGGCCTAATCCCATCACTAAATGATATTGGTGCGGTTATGGCTGCAAAGAAAACCATAGAAGCTTACGGAGATGAAGGCTAATGTCAGACGATTATCAGTACCCAATTCAAATTTTTGCTCCAGAGTTAGAGCAAGAAGAAAATGTTTTTAAAAAGCAAGATCCATTTGCGAAGAAGTGGGAAGACTTAAAAACCCTTTCTGGCTTAGAAAAGAACTTTAAGAGACGCTCTGATCGCATTGCCAAGTCCTACGAAAGCCTAGACTTTACTGGAATAGATACCACAAATCAGGGGTATCAAAATAGTGCTCTAGCAAGAAACACTGGAATAAATGGATCAACATCTAAAGAGATAAACCCAGGTTCCGTTTTCCACAACGGCTACGGAATGTTTGATGTTATTACCCCACCATGGAATCTTTACGAGCTTGCAAACTACTACGATACCTCATTTGCTAACCACGCAGCAATTGATGCTAAGGTAGAAAACATTGTTGGTTTAGGTTATGACTTCCATGTTTCTAAGAGAACTCTTATGCAGCTAGAGGCATCTAGTAGCGATTCTGCGGTTGAGAAAGCAAGAAAGCGTATTGAAAGAGCTAAGGTAGAACTAAAGGAATGGCTAGAGAGTCTTAATAGTGATGATTCATTCACAAATGTAATGACAAAGTTCTATACTGATGTGCAGGCTACTGGAAATGGTTATCTTGAAATTGGAAGAACAGTTGCTGGAGAAATTGGATATATCGGACACATCCCAGCAACCACTATGCGTGTGCGTAGATTGCGTGACGGCTATGTTCAGATTATTGGACAAAAGGTTGTATACTTTAGAAATTTCGGGGCAAAGAATCCAAATCCAATTACTGGAGACCCAAGACCAAATGAGATTATTCATTACAAAGAATACTCACCATTAAATACTTTTTATGGGGTGCCAGATATCATGTCTGCCATCTCTTCTTTGCATGGAGATCAGCTAGCTTCTCAATACAACATTGACTACTTTGGAAATAAGGGTGTTCCTAGATACATTGTAACGCTAAAGGGTGCAAAGCTATCTTCCGACGCAGAAGATAAGATGTTTAGATTCTTACAGACTAGCCTAAAGGGACAATCTCACAGAACACTGTACATCCCGCTTCCAGCTGACACAGATACAAACAAGGTAGAGTTTAAGATGGAACCAATTGAAGCAGGAGTTCAGGAGGCATCGTTTAATGACTACCGCCTTAGAAACCGTGATGATATTCTTGTTGCACATCAGGTTCCTCTATCCAAGATTGGTGGAGGAGATTCTTCTCAGATTGCCGCAGCACTTGCTCAAGACCGTACGTTCAAAGAGCAGGTTGCAAGACCAGCCCAGGCAAATCTAGAAAAAATTATTAGCAAGATTGTTAAAGAAAAGACAGATATTCTAGACTTTAAGTTTAATGAGCTAACCCTTACAGATGAAATTGCTCAGTCCCAGATTTTGGAGCGTTACGTAAAGACTCAGATTATGGTTCCAAATGAGGCACGTGAAAAGCTGGGTCTTCCTCAGCGTCCAGACGGGGACGAACCATTTGAAATGTCCCCAAGACAGTCTGCCGATACAAGAGCTAATACTTCTCAGAATAGATCAAGAGACTCTGAAAGAGCAAATAACTCTTCAGATAGCCCCGCCACAATATCTGGAAGAAATCCAGCAGGCGAGGGCAGGTCTTCAAATTAGTAACATTTTTGTAACTTTTTTGTAAAAAGCCCTTATAATTGAGATAACATGACTATGCAAAAGGCCCATTGGGACACAGAGGGCGACAACGTTCGCCTATCAATGCCGTTCACTAAAGTGGATAAGGAGAGACGTGTTGTCTCTGGATTTGCTACACTTGATAACGTAGACAAGCAAGCTGACATAGTCACCACAGATGCAAGCCTAAAGGCTTTTGCTAAATTTCGTGGGAACATAAGAGAAATGCATCAGCCAACAGCAGTTGGAAAAATGATTTCTTTTAAAGAAGATAAATATTTTGATCCAGAAGCTAAAAAGTTTTATTCTGGAGTCTATGTTTCAACATACATCTCAAAGGGTGCACAGAACACTTGGGAGAAAGTTCTAGACGGAACTCTGTCTGGCTTTTCTATCGGTGGAAAGATGAACAAATGGGATGACGGATATGATGAAAAAATTGATTCAAAAATTCGCATTATTAAAGACTATGATCTGGTAGAATTGTCTCTAGTAGATAATCCAGCAAATCAGTTTGCGAATGTATTGTCTGTCGAAAAAGTTGACGGAGTAGATATGATTAAGGGCGAAAGCTTAGATACCCCCATTGAAAATGTTTTCTGGGATGCAGAGTCTGGCATAGTCATGTTGTCAGAAAATGATTCTGAGGTAAGCCCTACATCAAATGCTCCAATGCAAAATATAGGTTTCGTTGAAAAGAACGATAACGAAAAAACAGATATGATAAAGTTCTTAGTTGATAGTGCTAAAGGCATTAATACAATTGAGATTAAGAAGGAGGCAAGTCCTATGAATGAAGAAACAATCACAGCAGACATCGTTGAGAAGTCTGATGAGGTAGTAGAAGAGTCACAGGTCGCTCCAGAGGCAGATGCCCCAACCGAAGATGCAGCAGAAGCTTCTTCTGATGACGTAGAGAAGTCTATGGATCCAGATAAGAAGTCTGACGACATGGACGAAGACGAAGAAATGAAGTCTGAGGATGAAATGAAGGCAGAAGCTGCACCAGAGGTGGATGAGGTATCTAAGTCGAATCAGGTAATTGCAGATGCAGTTACTGAGATTCAGGGTACTCTAACATCAGCCTTTAGCGATCTAGCAAATACTGTAAAAGCTCTACACGAGCAGGTATCTGCACTAAGCAAGTCAATTGATTCTGTAAAAACAGAGGTAACAGAAGCCAAGGGACAGTTTAACGAGTTTGGAAAGAGAGTGGACGCTGTTGAGGCTGACACCGCTTTCCGCAAGTCTGGCGATCTAGGCGAGATCGTACAGGAAGCTCAATCAGAACAGATTGAGAAATCCCTATGGGGCGGACGTTTCCTCAAAACTGCCGATCTATTTAGATAAACAAAATCACTAGGAGGTGACAATTATGTCGGAAGAGATTATTAAAAACTACCCAGGTGCTGGTGCTAACGAAGTTAATGGCGAAGGTGCATTTGCGTCTGGAGGTGTTGGAAATGTGAGCAACCCTGGTCCTAATACACTAGGTAACATTCCAACTGCCGAACTTGGTCTAACAACTGGTCCAAACGCCGTAAATCCTTCGGGTGATGCGGCAAGTGGTATCCTACGCCCTGAACAGGCACGTCGTTTTATTGACTACGTATGGGATGCTACAGTTCTCGCCAAGGATGGTCGTCGTGTAACGATGAGAGCTAACTCTATGGAACTTGAGAAAGTTAACGTAGGAGAGCGTGTTATTCGTGCAGCAGCCCAGGCTAACGCAGAGTACACAAACACAGGTGCAACATTCTCAAAGGTCGAACTTACTACAAAGAAGATTCGTCTGGACTGGGAAGTTTCATCTGAAGCACTAGAAGACAACGTTGAAGGTGGTGCTCTTGAAGATCACCTAGTTCGTTTGATGACAAACGCTTTTGCGAATGACATTGAGGATCTAGCAATCAACGGTACTGGCACTGGAAGCAACCCATTCACATCTATTATGAATGGATTTGTTAACAAGGTCAAGACCAATGGAGATGCACACGAAGCTGTTGTAACAGTAGCTGACAACGCATGGACACCAGAGGTTATGCAGAAGATTATTACTGCATTGCCACGTAAGTACCGTGCACTTAAGGCAAACCTTAAGTTCTACGCTGGTACAGATGCATTCCAGGGAATCGTTAAGAATAACGGAACCTTGTCAGATGCAATTGCTGAGGCACTTGGAAAGAACGGTAACACCCAGGCTAACACCCAGGCTTACCTTGATGGACAGGGCCAGACATTCGGTGGAGCACGTACAACTCGTGTTCTAGGCATTGATGTTCAGGAAGTTCCTTACTACCCTGCAGGTTATGTAGACCTTACATTCCCTCAGAACCGTGTATGGGGTTTCCAGAGAGACATCACTGTAAACCGTCAGTACGTACCAAAGAAGGACACCATTGAGTACACCGTATTCGTACGTTTCGGTATTCAGTGGGAGGAAGAGGACGCCATTGCGTTCGCTGACGCAGATGGCTCAGACTCCTAAGTCTTAGCTAACCTTTAGAGGGGGCAGGAGTTTCGGCTCCTGCCCTCTTTTAATATCTGTTATAATATAAGCCTAGGAGGCTATTAAATGCAAGAAAATAATGTCGTTACTTCTGCTGATCCAGTAGCCAATAAAAATGTATCAGTTGTTTCTGACAGCAATGATGTAATTGGCTCTAATTCAATAAGAAAAACAGATACTGGCAACACCCCAGAAACCGATGAAAAAGAGACGGTAGCCATTCATTCTACAAAGAATGTTTCTTGGCCAGGTGTAGGAAAAGTTTTAAAAGGTTACAATATTGTAACTAAGGGAAATTCTAAAAAGTGGCTAGAGCGTAACCATGTTCGAATTGCAACCCCAGAAGAAGTTGCCAGGGAATTTGGTAAGTAATGGAAATCCTGAGAGCTCAGCCATACTCTAACCTTACGATTAGTTTTGAAATTCCAAGCATAGTTACTCTGGATTCAGACATAACAGTAACCGTAATTGATTTGGCCGACCTTTCAGTTCAAGATACCTTTTCTTATTTAGCAATGTCTGGGGATACTATTCAGTACCCATTAAACTCAAAGTATGATACAGACTATCAGGTTATTATTACAGTAGACTTAGAAGACACAGAGACCTTATTTGATGATGTTTTTAGCATTGTAAGGCCATATGTTAATCCATCAACATTGGGTGAGACTGCCTCACAAATTGCAGAATACACTAGGTTTGAAGAAATTGCTAGAGCGGTTATTGACTCAGTAATTCCAGAAGGTTTTTACTACAAAAAGAAGGTCTTAGATACTGTAGGCCTAGGGGCAGACTATATCCCATTGTGGATGGATGCAAAAAAGATTTTGGCGGTATACGAAAA